TAAGACCGCATCTCCTGGTGTTTTTATTAAGGAAACAGACCTTACTAGAGGTACAGCAGATGCTATTACACAAAATGTAGGTATAGTTGCCGGACCTTTCCAGAAGGGTCCAGTCGATCAACTTACCTATGTTACACAGGAAGTAGAATTTAGAAGAATTTTTGGTGATCCTACTGATGAAAACTATGAATACTGGTGGTCAGTAAACAACTTTCTAGAGTATTCTGGTACTTGTTATGTTGTTCGTTGTGATGATAGTGCTGGTGATGCAGTAGATAATGGAGCAGGTGTAGTACACCCTCAGAAGATGAGGAACTCTACTTCTGCATTCACTATGGGAGTTGGAACTGTACCACTCTCTGATGTGTACATGAAGAATGAAGATGAGTATATTACAAACTATGTTGAGCAAGAACAAATTCTAGCCAACGCTGGTGAATTTTTCACTAGAAACCCTGGAACCTGGGCGGATGGTCTTGCCGTCGCAGTAATCGATAAAGGTGCTGACTATCAACTCACTCTAAGATCACAGTCCCCAAGTCTAGGGGGTGGTGTTGACTACCATAATGCAGGTAATGCAGCAGTTGTTTCTGATAATCTCTCAGATGCAGGTAAGGCAGTTAACAGTTTAACTGATTTTCTTGATGGTGGTTCTTCACAGAGTGCAGGCACAGCAACTGTTACTGCTACTACCTTTGATACTGGTGTCATTCCAGTGTTCTCTAGTGAACTAGAGACTGGTGATAATATTTCTAAGTATGGTAAAGTTCTATTCAATCTAGACGCTTCCATCACAGACCCAGTTGCATACTTTGTAGACAGACCAATCGTTCGTGTTGGAACTTCTGTTGGTGTTGTACTTGAGTATAACAATTCAGATGTAAATAATACTTACCTTAGGGTTGCCTTTGTTAAGGATGCCAACGGTAGTTATGGAGATGCCTTTGACAATACTGCATTCGATGATGCTATTGTCAACATCGGAACCAGTCTAAGAGTTGGTAGTGTCAAAGCAGTATACGAACTCGGTGACTTCCTATACTACAGTAAGGATAGTAATCAAGTTGTTAATGTAATTATTAACAAGGAAACTTTCACTAGAGACCAAGGTATTGCCTGGTTCTGGCCTAACCGTCCTTTCGATGGTGAGAAGGTATACAACGGTAAGACTGCACTTGACCTACAGGGTGCACCTGTTACTGATCTTGATGGTAATTTTATAACACTACAAGGTCCTGCTCTTACAGCAAGTTCAACAGTAGATACAATTACTTGGAATCAAAGAAGAGAACTCTGGGAAGTTAATTACATTCCACAAGTTCAAGATGTCATTTTTGATGGTGTCCTAGACGAACTTGGTAGTGTTCCTGCTCTATATGAAGTAGGTAAAGTAACCGACTGGTACTCACAACAGATTGCATTTGAAGGTATTCCCTGGAAGTCCTTTGGACCTCGTCCCGGAACCTCTGCTGCTGTTCAAGACCGTGGCTCGTTCGATGACGAAATGCACATGATTGTGTATGATGGATTCGGTGAAGTTACAGGTAGAAGAGGTAGTACAGTCGAACAGTATATCCTTTGTTCTAAACTCAAGAGTGCTATCACGGTTGAAGGTTCTAACAATTATTACAAGGATCTAATCAATAGAAACTCTGCTGTAATGTTCTCTAACGAACAGCTTGAGACAATTAGTGGTTCTATCAATGATAATAAGAGTGACCCTGGAACCCCTATGGGAACTGGTATCACTTGCAAACTCCTACAACCCCGTTATGGTTCTATTGACGAAGGAACACCTGCTCTAGTAGCGTCTGGTGAAACTTTTGCAAGACCTTACATACTACTTGGTGGTGATGATCAACTCACTGCATCACTTGGTGAAGTACAGGCGGCATACGAGAAGACTATTATCGAAAACGTAGACGATCTTGACTACATCATTCAGGGTCCTGCTTACGACGCTGTATTGTATGCAACGGATACGGATACTGCAAGGGTTGCTGCAGCTGTAGGTAAGTCAAACTACCTTATCTCAATCGCAGAAAGACTTAAGACTGCAATGGTCTTGATTTCTCCTCCACGTTGTTCTTCACTGGAACCAATCAACTCTGGTAAGATTACTAGTGCGGTGATTGAGTGGGCAGATCAGATTGCATCTTCTTCTTATTGTATTATTGATAGTGGTTACAAATACATGTATGACAGATTCAGCGATAAGTACAGATATGTACCTATGAATGCTGACGTCGCTGGATGTATGGCACAGACTGCCTTGTTCTCTGAACCATTCTTCTCTCCTGCTGGTATGTCCCGTGGACGTATTAAGAATGTAGTGAAGTTAGGATATGATCCATCTAAAGATCAAAGAGATCAACTTTATACTTCTAGAGTTAATCCTATTGTTACCTTCCCTGGTGAAGGAACTGTTCTATACGGTGACAAGACTTCGTTGGCATACTCCTCTGCCTTCACACGTATTAACGTTAGAAGACTATTCATCTACGCCGAGAAACAGATTGCAAAAATTGCGAAGACTGTACTATTTGAATTCAACGATGTTCCAACTCGTGTGAACTTCAAGAACAACATCAATCCCTTCTTACGTGACATCCAGTCCAAGAGAGGTGCAATTGACTTCCTCGTAGTATGTGATGAATCTAATAACACCCCTGAAGTTGTTGATCGTAACGAGTTTGTAGCTGATATTTATATCAAGCCTAATCGTTCTATCAACTTCGTTCAACTCAACTTTGTTGCTACGAAGTCGGGTATTAGTTTCAACGAGGCGATCGGCCTCAATAGAAGATTCGAAGGTCTTCAGTAATTTTCAATCTTCATAACAAGAGGTAATCCACATGGCATACACAAGTAGAAAGAGTATTGAGAACTTTAAATCAGCCCTAGCCAATGGTGGTGTAAGACCCACCATGTATGAGGTTGATATTAGTTTCCCTCAAGGTCTCGTAACAAACCAACCAGAACTTACTGAAAAAGCTAAGTTCCTAGTTAAGGCATCTACCCTACCTGGTTCACAGATAGGTGTGATTCCTGTTCCCTTCCGTGGTCGTAAACTCAAGGTGTCTGGAGACAGAAACTTTGGTGATTGGTCGACTACTATCATCAATGATACGGACTTCAAACTTCGTAAAGCAATGGAGAAGTGGGCAGAGACAATTGCAAATATGAACTTTGCGATTGGTTCAAACTCAATGGATGAGTACTTCGGTACTGCAGAGGTCAGACAACTAGATAGACTCGGACAACAGTTACGTGTCTATCAATTCAACGGTATCTGGCCACAAAATATCGCAGATATTTCATTGGCATTTGAAACCCAAGACACTATTGAAGAATACGATGTTCAGTTCTGTGTCCAGTACTGGCATGCAGCTGGTAAGAATGCAGAAACCATTGAAGGTTATAATGAATGGCAAACACCATCTAACAACAAAGATCAGATTCTTACCTGATTTTTGTACACATCTTACAGGGACCTCAAAGGGGGTCCCTTTTTTATTATCTAAATACATCATAAGAGATAAAAGTATTCACTGTGATTCCAGGACAAAGTGGTCGCCTTTTTGGATTTTCATACAAAAAGGATGAACTAGAAGAAATACAAAAGTTATCTCCTGTACCACCTAATCGTGACGACGGTGTAACTGTTGCGGCAGGTGGTCTGACAGGGTATAGTATGCCTATGGATTCGCAGTCCTCTAAGGACTACGAACAGATTAGGAAATATAGGTGTATGGCACTTCATCCTGAGGTTGACTCAGCGATTGAAGATATTGTGAATGAAGCTATTGTATCTGATACAAATGATGTTCCAATTGCAATTGATCTTTCTAACCTAGATGTATCTGAAAGAGTTAAGACAATTATCAGAGAAGAGTTTGCATATATTCTTCACCTATTAGATTTTAATAATAAGTCACATGAGATGTTCCGTAAATGGTATATCGACGGTAGACTTTTTTATCATAAAGTAATCGACCTCAACAATCCAGAAAGGGGTATTACTGATATTCGAAATATTGACGCATTAAAAATTCGTCCTATGAGAGAATATCGTAAGAGTCCTAAACTACCTGAACCAAATCTTAAAAGTACAAATAGAACACATAGTTCCTTTGACCCTCAGGTATTTGGTCAGACTTCAGCACAGATGCCAGCTCGTATAGTTGAGTACTTCCTTTATAACAAGAAGGGTTTGAACTATATGGGTAATGGTCTTGGGTATGGTACTCAAGGAAAGAATGATACAGTTCGTCTTGCTCGTGACTCTGTATCATATATAACTTCTGGTTTGGTTGATGGTAATAGTGGACAGGTATTGTCTTACTTGAACAAGGCAAGTAAGTCCTTGAATCAACTACGTTGGATGGAAGATGCAATTGTCATCTATCGTATGGCCAGGGAACCAGAAAGAAGACTGTTTTATATTGACGTTGGTAATCTACCTAAAGCAAAAGCGGAGAACTATCTTCGTGATGTGATGGCAAGGTATAGAACTAAGATTTCATACGACCAGAACACTGGAGAGATTCGTGATGACAAAAAGTTCATGTCTATGTTGGAAGACTACTGGTTGCCTAGAAGAGAAGGTGGTCGTGGTACAGAAGTTTCAACACTTCCTGGTGGTCAAAACCTAGGAGAACTTGAAGATCTTAAGTACTTCCAGGACAAACTTTACAAATCACTGAACGTTCCTACGTCTCGTCAGGACTCTGGTTCTGGATTCCAGATTGGAAAATCAGATAATATCATGCGAGATGAGGTTGCATTTGCAAAGTTCGTTGGTCGTATGAGAAAAAGGTTCTCACATCTATTTGTTGATCTACTCAAGACACAACTAGTTCTAAAAGGTGTTGTATCTCCTAAGGAGTTCGACTCCATGAAGGAGCATATGCAGTTTGATTATATCTATGATAATCACTTCTCTGAACTTAGAGAATTGGAGATGACTCAAAACAGAATGCAGGTTGCAGCCATGGCTGAACCTTATGTTGGTAAGTACTTCTCTGTCTATCAGGTACGTAATCGTCTACTCGGTTACACTGATGGTGAGATCAAAGAGATTGACAAGCAGATTGCATACGAACGTAATGTTGGTATTATTCCTGACCCCGATGCAGTCATGAAACAACAGATGTATCGTGATGGTAATGCAGAAGAGGAACAAGTATCAGGTGACTTCCAAGCTGGACCTGAAGGAGAAGCTGACTTTGGTGGTGATCCAATTGGAGGAATGCCTCCTGGTGGCCAACAACCATAAACTATAAATAATAACATACTCAAATATAAGTTATGTCAAGAGTTGCCGAATTGATTGATTTGATTGTACAAGGAAAGAATGCAGAAGCTAGTGATGTTCTTAATCACGAACTTCTTTCACGTTCTCACCAGGCAGTTAATGATACTAGGCCTGCGGTAGCGGGTGATTACTTTGCTCCTGTAATCGATATGCCATCTGATGGTAGTAGTGTTACAGGTGAACGAGCTGAATATGTAGATGATTCACAAAACCAAGAGGAGGACTTCACCAATGAAGCTGATTAGGGAAGAGATTGAGGCCGTTCAGGTTATCACAGAATCTAAGAATGGTAAGAAGACCTTCCATATTGAAGGTACTTTTTTACAGGCAGATATCAAGAATAGAAACGGTCGTATCTATGAGAGTCATATTCTTGCTAAAGAAGTCAATCGTTATAACGAACAATACATTGTAAAGAATCGTGCAATGGGTGAGTTGGGACATCCAGATGGTCCAACTGTAAATCTAGATCGTGTTTCTCATAAGATCACATCACTAAAACAAGAGGGATCTAATTTTGTTGGTAGAGCAAAAATCCTTGAGACTCCAATGGGAAGAATTGCCGGAGCCCTACTCAATGATGGGGTTACATTGGGCGTTTCTTCACGCGGCATGGGATCTCTCAATACTCGCAATGGCGTCAATTATGTGGGTGAAGACTTCATGTTGGCTACTGCTGCTGACATTGTTGCAGATCCCTCTGCTCCAGATGCCTTTGTCCAAGGTATTATGGAGGGAAAAGAATGGGTGTGGGATAATGGACTCCTAAGGGAGTGTGATATCGCTGCAGCTAGAAACAGAATTAATAATTCTTCTGTTCATCAACTAGATGAAACAGTCCTGGAAGAATTTTATAATTTATTAATGGGTTGATTTTCCGTAAGTATCACTACCATAAATCACCCTGGGTATAAATAACACTGACTAAATAACTGAAAATTAGTACTTCGACAAATGGCAGATCAAGTAACATCTAAAGCTTCATCAGCAGAGTCTATGGACTCAGTCGCTACTTCGGTAGTGCCTGGTGGTCAATCAGAGACTAAAATTGGTGGACCAACTGCTCGTAATTATCAAGCAGATAACGATTCTTCTAAACTAAGAGTCACTGGAACTAAACCATCCAAGACCGCTGTTAACAGCAAGGCAACTGCCCCTGAAGGAATCGTAAACCCCATCGTACCGGATAGTGTTATCCCCGGTAGTGCCAAGTACGATGGTTCAACCCCCGGTCGTTCCGACACCAGTGGTGGTGCTGACTCCCTAGAGAGTAGTATTGCTTATGGTAATAAAGGACCAGGTAAGAGTGAAGACTCCACCGGTATGCCTCCTAGCAACATGGGAGGTCCTTCTTCTACAGAGAGACGCACTGTCTTACAGAAGAAAACATATGAGCATATGGAAGTTGATGCGAAGGCTGGTGAAAGTCTCGATGAACTTGCTACTGCTCAAAGTGCATCAGATGATTTCAAGTCTAAGGCTAAAGTCATCTTTGAAAGTGCACTCAACCAAAAGCTTCAGATGGAAGTTGCCCGTCTGGAGGAAGAATTCTCTGCACGTTTTGAATCTGAGATTCAGGATATCGCGGAGAAAGTTGAGGGTTTCCTCAACTATACTAGTCAGCAATGGCTAGAGGAAAACAAGCTCGTTGTTGAAAACGGTGTTCGCAACGAACTATCTGAATCCTTCATGCAAGGACTCAGATCTCTATTTGAAGACCATTACGTCACACTTCCAGATGAGAAGTATGACATCTTTGAATCAATG